TGACGGAAAGAGAAGAAGAGGCAGATAACAACATGAGAAATGTGGGCTACTAATGAGGGTAACAAGAGAAGACGAATTAGCCATGGCTTACAGCCGGGGGCTAGACGACGGGGTTGAGTTCGGACATAGTCTGCCACGCAAAACCAGGAAAGAGAAAAGAGCCGAGAGGTGCGACCACCGCGTTCCAGCCGGCGCTATCCCCGAAAGCTCACACGCTTGTTGTGTGCATAGTGTCAGAAGTAGTCTCGGAATGGTTAGGAAGTGGGTTTGAAATGAGAAAACAAGTATTCGTACCGAGAGGTTTACCGGGCTCCGGCAAAAGCACATGGGTAGACATATACACGGGAGCGCCGAATGTCGCACGGATTAGCAACGACGACCTAGCGCCCATGCTGTACGGCAGGCCCAAGGGGCAAGACGTTTTCAGCAAAGAGTCGGGCGCGACGCTACACCGCCTTCGTATTGCGATGCTCACAGCTTTGCTAGAAGACCCCGCCATCGACAGGGTTTTTATTGACAACACTAATCTCTCCATCCGTACCGTCAAGTCTCTGTATGAGGTAACGCGGAGGGCGGGCGCTGAGTTTGTTGTCAACGACGAGTTCCTTCTAGTTGACGTCGAAGAATGTATCCGCCGTGACGCAGAGCGCGAATACCCGGTGGGCGAAGACGTCATTCGCAAGATGGCTAAGCAGGCAAAGCTCCTCAAGCCCTGGACCAACGGCGACGAACCCGACATTCAGCCCTACGACAACGAACAGCAGTTGCCCGAAGTGATTATCTGCGACATTGACGGCACGATTGCACGCATGGTGAACAGAGGGCCATACGAACTAGACAAGGTCTACACCGATGAGCGTATTTTGGCCGTGACCGACCTCCTGGAAAGTTTAGATGCAGAACAGGACATAATCTTCCTGTCCGGCAGGAGCGAAGAATCCAGGGACGCTACTGAGGCTTGGCTTGATTGGAACCTCCGGGGAGGCGAGTGCCAGGGTCTTCACATGAGGGCAAAAGGCGACAACAGGCCCGACTGGATTGTGAAGTACGAACTATTCCAGAAGCACATCGCTGGAAAGTACAAGGTCCGGTTTGTACTCGACGACCGAGACCAAGTAATCCACTTGTGGCGCAGACAACTCATGCTGCCCACATTCCAAGTAGCAGACGGGAACTTCTAACATGAAGCGGTTAGTCAGCTCGGATGCAAATTAATGGAGCTCATGTCTGGGCACGGTATCGTGTGGGAGCTGCTGCCGTACAGCTTGGCGGCCATCGTGGTTTTCGGGTTCTTCTGGGTTCTTGTCTGCGCCATTGAGTACATAATCGAAGTATTGAGAAAGGATAGACGATGAGTGATAATCCAGTAACTTCGGTGATGGTGCGGGAAAGTTTTATGTTTGCGCAGCTTAGCGCGACAGGGCGAGACACTAACGAGGCTGGGACTGCTTTTACAGCGGCGAAAAGTAGGGCTTTTGATGTGTGGCTTGAGTCTGTGAAGCAGGAAGCCCGTGATTCTGTCACAGCAGAGGTTCGTGTGATGCGGTCAAACTCGCGCAAAATGGGCAGATAAGTAGACGCAAAGCAAGAACCCCCCGGTAATCAAACCGGGGGGTTCTCTTGTTTGGACCACCAGCCTTTCGTTCTATACGGACGAAGGCTCTCTGTCGTACTGGAGTACAGACGTAAGAAGTGACATGAGTGTTGCGAGTGCGGCCACGCCGAGAGTCGTGCCGAAGTCTACGTCAACAATAGACAACGCAGCGTTCGCGGTAATGACCCCGATAGTGGTCTGTGCGAAAGTTTTGATTGCGCGCTCCGCAGAGTACGACCAGAATTTCTTGAGCTTAACCATCTTGATTCTCCTTAGAATTATGTAACGATTTGTCTTCCCATACAGCACCAAAAATATAGCTGGTGAGGATGAGTGTAATCAAGGCTACACCACCATTGACGAGGTAGCTAATGTCCATGTCGATTCCGGTGATAGCGCCATAGATGGCACCACCAATCATGGACGCACCGATAACGAACGAGGCGAAGATATACCGCCTCCGGTTTTTCCAGGTAGGTTTATTCATAATGTACTTAAGTCCTTTCAGGTAAGCAGCGAGAACATTGCGGGTCACAGTCACAGCATCCTCCCACTACTCACAACTTTCACAGTTGAGCGCGTCCTGAGGATTTGTCGGGCATACGATTCCGTCTACTATTTCAGATTCAGTCATTACTCCATTTTAGCACCTTGTCGTGTTAGAATTAGGGCACCAATCGGGAGGAACCAGTTGAATATCTTTCAGCAGGACATAAAGATTCTGGCGTTTGATTTAGAGTCACGCCCCAACAAGGTCTACACTTGGGGGCTGTTCAATCAGAACATCTCTATAGGCCAGATTATTGAGCCCACGTCGATGATGTGCTTTGGCGCACGGTGGTTCGGTAGCAACAAAGTAATCTTCCGGTCCGAGTACCATCACACCAAGAAAGAGATGCTCGAGGAGCTACACCGGCTCATGGACGAGGCTGATTATCTTGTCGGCTGGAACAGTAAGGGCTTCGACCATAAGCACATCAACCGTGAGTTTCTCGAGAATGGCATGATGCCACCCTCTCCCACGAAAGACCTTGACTTGTTGCTTCTGGCAAGGAGATACTTCCGCTTCACGTCTAACAAGCTGGACTATGTGGCAAAGCAGTTGGGTGTGGGCGAGAAGGTCAAGCACACGGGCTTCCAGCTCTGGATTGACTGCATGGCACGGGACGCTAAGGCGTGGGCCATGATGAAAAAGTACCAGATTCAGGACGTCAACCTTCTCATAGACCTGTACGAAATACTCAAGCCTTGGATGGACAACACTCACCCGAACATGGCTATCGCTACCGGGCAGCCCCAGGCTTGCCGTATCTGTGCGTCCACCGACCTTCGGCCACGAGGCCACGCTTATACTTCGGTCGGGTCTTACGTCCGCGTGTTGTGCCACAACTGCAACAAGTGGGACAAAAAGAGGGGCGTTATCGCAACTTCGGAGATGAGGCAGATATGAGTGCCGAAACTTATGTGGCGCTACAGGAAGCCATAGAAGCTCACGTCGCGGACACGCTGGAGCTAGACGTACTCCATTGTCAAGGACTGGGTCCTGGTGGGCGCCATGAGCGAGCTGGAGGACACTGAGGGGCACGAGCAGATATTTGTCCACCGGTCGTTACACACATCGCTGTACGCCGTCACAGGGCTGTTGCAGTGGGGTGCCGAAAATATGATTCCGGGCGAGTTCTTAGAGTAGAAGCACAAAACCCCCCATTCCCTTCATAACTGTAGGGGTGGGGGGCTATGGCAGACAACATGCGGGAGTTTATCCCCGCACCTCGTTCTAAAACTATAGCACAGCTTTAGGTTACAGAGGACACGGCCCACGTGAAGCCCCAGCCGGCTACCAGGAGGATGATACCGAAGGCTCCGATACTTTGCCACCTGTAGTTCTCCAGGACCCTCACACGGGCTTCTAGCGCCGCAATGATGGCCTGTAGCTCGGCAATCTTCTCTTCGCTTCTCTCGCCCCTACCGTCGATGCGTAGCAAAATGTCGCCCTGAGACTGAATCTCCCTGTACATGACCCCGATTGTCACTCTCACACCGGGCTCATGTTCCTCGGAGGTCACTAGAAGGTGCCATCATTCAACGCACGCTGCATGGCGCTGATAGTTAGTCTGCCCCAGTTGCCGTCGGCTTTCACCCCTAGCTTCTCTTGTACTGCACGGCGTGTGTTGGGTCCCATGCGACCGTCAGGGTTCGCTCCCGCCCATTCTTGCAAAGCAGTGTAGGTGAGAGTTCCTGGGCGTCCATCAAGGCGTCCAAGGTACAAGCCGTGACCTTTGAGGCCACGCTGAATCTCACGCCAAGTGTTACGGCCCAGTCGCCCGTCAACCTTGATGACAGGTGCGGAAACTTTGCCCATGAAATGGGGCATCGGATCGACGGTCTGCCCCCAAATCCCGCCACGTTTGCGTAATTCGTAGTGAAGATGTACGCCCGTGCTGGCGCCAGTCGTACCGCTAGGGTAGACCTCTTGGCCGGTGACTACGCGGGAGCCTTTCTTGAGTCCGGTACGGTGCTTCCCGTGGTAGTAGACGCTGACATATTCTCCGTGGTCAATTTTGACAACGTGGCCACCACCGCGACGGCTGAAACCTATGTGGCTGACAACACCCTCGTCTGTTACCGTGCAGGGGAATGAGCCCCTGACGTCAACTCCGTGGTGAAATGCTCGTTTCCCGGAAATCGGGTGTTTTCTCCAGCCGTAGGGACTTTTTTCGTTTACGGTGAAGGGCTCGGGCCATGGCTTAGTCAAGTTCATTATGGTGTCTCTTTCCAGTCAGTTATGGTTTCGTCCCATGTGTACATTTTGCCGTCATCGGGTCGAGCTACAGGCGCTTCCCATAAGCAGGTTGCCTCATCGAGTACCCATGAAGGGTAAGGTTGTGGCGGAATGAAAGCGTCACGGTCAGCATCATAAGTGTGACCTAGACCGGCATAATTCTTACGCAACGAACCGTCAATATAGGTTTGCCGGTACACGTCACCAGTCCGAGCGTTCAGTTCTTCCTCAAGCCCGTCATCTTCTTCCCGGCCCGCAGTCACAAAAACGACCACATTATCAGGGTCAAGTTTCGCAAAATAGGTCATTTTATAGTAACCGTCTCGTCAGTTGTTGAAGTAGCCGTGACCGTGTAAACACGGTTTCCCCCGATAATCGCAGAAGTTTGGGTTACACCAGCACTAAAGGTTGCTATTGCTTGAGCAGGTAAAGTGAAAATAACAACACCTGAACCGCCAGCAGCACTAGCCGTATTATTAGAACCCGCACCACCGCCACTACCAGTGTTTACCGTCCCAGCCGTAGCCGCGGCAGCATTTCTTCGGGAACCATTACCACCCCCACCTGAGCCCCCAGTGCCCGCTGTCCCCGTGTCTGCAAAGTCAGAAGCACCACCGCCACCACCAGCGCGTGTTACGGAAGAACCAGTAATGGAAGAAGCGACCCCGTTGCCCCCGTTGCCTGCAACCTGTGAAGTAGTACAGTTGGCCCCTACAGCACCGGCACCACCACCACCAGCACCAGCAGCATTAACTCCTGTGCTTAGCCCTCCGTTGTACCCTTGAGCCACGGTTCCCGAACCAGCAGCGCCAGTCGGCGAAGCCCCGCCGCCACCGGAACCACCATTAGCACCAGCGACATTTTGACCACTTCCGCCTCCACCGCCGCCATCGGAAATAATCGCGAAAAAGACGCTATCCGAACCGGAAGTGCCTTTAATACTACCGCTGGAACTGCCAGCCCCCCCAGCCCCAACAATCAACGGGTGAACCCCTCTGGCTACAATTAAGGAACTTTCGGAGATTGCCCCACCGCCAGAAGTTCCCGCGTTAGTCCTGTAACCGCCAGCACCACCACCACCAGCAGCCGCGAGCCCGCCTCCACCGCCACCCGCGACAACAAGATACTCACAAGAAAAAGGCCCAGCCGCAAAAAAGGTTGCCATGGAATTATATTTCACAAAGTCCCTTATGGAACTGTTTGCCATACTTGTTACAGCCACAACAACCCCTAAACTGTTATCTCGGCACCGAACACGTTGACACTCAAACGGTCAGCAGTCGTAGCCTGAACCGAAAGAACATCAGTCGCCGACATCGTGATACCCAAAGTTAGCGTGGTCGAATCATTCGCCGCCACCGGCACATCAAACGCAATGTAATGGCTGTTCGAGATAGCATCACCGTCAGTCTGGATAGCAATCCGAAAACTGTCAGCGCTCGCGTTACGGTTCGCAATAATAATTGTGCTGATGACGACCTCCTTGCCGGCGCCTACCGTCAACAGGGTGGTCAAAGCCGTAGTGGTCAGGTCTACCTGAGCCAGTGTCTTGTAGCTGGTACTTGCCATCGTTTACGCACCCATCAGTAGGAAGTTATTTTCGAATCCGCCAGCGCCACCATCGGCTGCGGCCGCAACAAGAGCTGACTGCACGGAGTCGGCAAGGTCTTTGAACACTGTGTTCAGTGGCGCAATCGGGTCGCTCGCGTCCGGGTAAACAATCCCGTCGGGGCTAGTGGTTGATGCCATATGAAACTCCTTGTGTTATCTCTGTCAAGTATACCAAACTGTTACAAAACAGCATGGGCCAAAAGGTTGAACCGGGCCACCACCACGTCATCGGTGGCGTCAATGTTGGCCACCCACAACGAAACCTCGTCGCCGGGCTCCATTCGTTGAATCCATTGTGAGCGCCCGCCAGTAGTGGAACGAGATTCTGTGGCGTCGATAGGCACGCCGTTGAGCGCCAGCTTGAGCCCCACAACATTCCCGCTCGCGCCCACGCCTTCGTAGGATGCTGCGAGGGACACCGTGCGGGCCCGGTCAATGTTGTTTCTGAGCCCGGAGGCGTTCGTGGTGCCGGCAATCATATTGAAATCCATTGCCAGGGTGCCAGCGACGTTGATGGGAACATAGGTGCCCGCCGTGGCAATACTGACCGTGGTGGAGGTTTGTCTCCACAGGACCGCACGCATGGGTTGTGCTGTGGCGATGTTGAGTTGACGTATAGCATTCTCTGTGGCGAGGTCGTACTCTTGACGTTTGGCCAGGTAGTTGCGGAGCGTACTTGTCACCCAACGGCCCCAGGGTTGTGATGCCGGCTGGAGGTATGCTTCTGGAATCTTTGCCATTATGAGACTGGCTCCAATCTGAGGGGGAGAAGCGCGTAGTCTTTGAAGGTAACACCGTCGAAGATTGTGTTGAATTCCTCAAATGTTTTTCCAGCGTACACCCCGTTCACATCGCCAAACAGAGTGTCATACTCTGCGTCGATGGTCACGGCGTCAGGCGTGATGCTGACAGTTCGCACGCGGTACATGGCGTCATCTAGGTGAATCCTAGAGCCGGACACTTCCCCGAATCCTTGCGGGACGTCGTTGCCGATTTGGGTCGTGAATTCGGCAAAGGTTTGAGCCGAGTAGTCCGAGTTGAAATTGTCAAAGCTGTAGGACGCTCCCACGAGGTCGTCAAAGTCGTCGAACGTGGGGAACAGTACGGTTGGGACCGAACCAATCAGCCTCTTGAACTCCCTGGAACTCGTGTTGAATGTTTGGGTAGGAAGCGAGTAAACCCTCCGCGCAAACAAGCCCTGCCTTTTCGCGTCGGCCAGAGTGTCCGTAGCCACGTTGTCAAGCTCATTGCCTTTGACCGTGGGGGTGTCGCTATCCTTGAGCCCCGTGTATTCGGTGTGGAGCAAACGCTCGTAGTTCATACCCGTGCCGACAATTCTTAGCGTGGAGTAGTCGCTCGCGCCGTCGCTGATAGAGATTGAGTAGGGGGACAGTGAGGGGTAGTCGGGTCCGGTTATGGAAACTTTCACGCGGTTGCCTTCTCCGAGAATCTCGAAGCTCATGGCACCACCGAAGTCGTTCCAAAAGGCTGCCGTGACGGGAAGGTTGTCGTTCCCCGAAACAGCATATGCGGAAGCGCTACCGTAGTCCTTGGCGACAGTATCCCTGGCGGTCGGTTGCTGCACGCTAGTGAGGTAGAACTCCAGGTCAATCTCAAAATCTACGGTCTCGTTGGCTTCCACGGAATAGACGGTTGTTTCGGGAACCCAGCCGCCCTTGGGTTCCACCAGGAAGTTAGACTCTGGCTCGTAGTTGTAGTAAGCAACGTCGAAGGACTGGGCAAGTTCAATGTCTTGCAACTGCCAGCTACTATTTGAGAGGTTCTCGGCGCTGATTGTTCTTTGTCGGACGGGGCGCACCACAATGTAGTCCCGGACCACTGTAACCTCGAAGTCGTAAGCGGAGGCAAGGCTCTTCGTGAAATTCCACACGTCGCCGAAGAACCCCGGAGTGCGAATGGTCGTGGTGGGCAATGAGGTTTCGTAAACTATTTCTGTGGTGATGCCTACCAGCCCAAAAAGGTATCCCATAACATCTTCAATGGTGCCGGATTGTGGCTGGATAGTTCTTTCCAGGTTGAGGGCGGCCAGCCGGCTACGGCCACCCATGGTGATTGCCCCGTTGTTACCGGAAACGTTTTCGATAGTCCCAATGACGGCACCGTGCAGGCTGTCTTTTAGGTAGAACTCGTCTTTGTATAGCAGGATGGAAGCGTTGTTAGAGTTTTCGACGTCGATGCTCATATCACCGATAGCGCCGGATTCGTCGCCGGGAACAAGTGGCGTGGAGCCCTCGGTATAAGAGTAGCCGGACACGTTAGATGCGCCACCCATGAACCGGCCAGTTCCGACAAGCCTTAGCGTTACTTCACCGCTAGTCTCGCCGCCCCACTCGGTCACTACTTACTCCAACCGTAATACTCTGAAAGTTCTATGACTACACCAACCTTGTCTAACGCCGAAGAATATGGCGTATAGGTTGGCTGAGAAACAAACTGCAAACCCGAGTTGCCTTGGCCTGAAATAAAGCCTCCGGTAGCCGGGGTAACACCTGTTTCTAACACTTGTACCATTATACCTGATAGGGTCAAAGTTCCCTCCCCCCCCAATGACAGCTCCACGCCGTCATAAGAGGTCGAAGCAAAGCTCTCATTGAACCTGGCATCATCGGTCACGGCCAGGAGCGTCAAGGTCTCGGGAGTCCCGTCAGTGTTGGCGCTCACCGTGGGTGTGGCCACTACCGTGCCACCAGTCCCATTGGCGCCATACGCCCCCACATGAGCCGTGTAGCCCGTGGGGATAGGAACCCACACGCGGCGGGTTTGCCCGGTTAGCACGGTGTACAGGATGGACTCTACGGGGAAACCGAGAGTATTCGAAGGTGTTGCAGCCGACTCGCCACGAGTACCGTCGTTGAGCGCCAAGCCGTCGGTCAAACCCTGAGCGGGCATAGCCCACCACTGGGGCAATACGTTACGGTCATTCGTCATTGGATCGTGGACATATACGGGCCCGTTGCCGTAGAGCCCGTCCGCAATGTCGAGAAGGATACGCGCGTCATCGCGGCTGATAGAGTTCCACGTCATCGTGTAGTTCTTGTGTGACGCAGTAGAGCGACGGATAGAGGTGCCGCCGTTCAGGAAGTCAGTCTTGTTGAAATAGCCCTGCTTCGTGGCCGGCATACTCACCGAAGGTGCGCGAATTTCGAGCATGGCGTTCCTGGTGCCCATGTAAAAACAGCTACTCATTAGTTGCTACCTCGCCTAGCGTCACTCAGGTTATTGGAGTTCGTCGCCTCCGCCACAATCTTACCATTCAGCTTCAACTGGACATTGCCGGCATTGACCAAGAGCTTGCGGTCATAAGGTGAAAGCTCCACCATCATCGTGCCGTCGCCACCGTTGTCACGAGAGCCACTGCCGATGCTAAAGTTCCGCATACCCGACTGGAGTTGAGCCAAGAAACTCGCGTCAGGGAGGCCCGTGTTCTGATTGACGTGCTGTTTGGGAACTATGTACTCGCCCTTGTGGGTTGACCCGGCAAACTCGTTAGCGTTACCGCGACCGGTGAACCCGCCACGCTTAAAACCATAACCGTCTTTTATGGAACGGACTTCATCTCGAGCAATTTTTATTTGCCTATAAGCAAAGCTTAACTCTGATGCCACGCTCGCTTGAAAACCTGCAACCTGGGGACCCTGCCCGGAGCTTCTGCTAAGCGTACTAATTCTTGAAGCCCAAGACCTAACCGAGTTCTCAGCCGCCTTTAGTGACGCCGAAGCGCCCGACATGCCGGCTTCGCTTTGGTCAAGCTTGGGGCCATCGTCCCTGGAGCTGCCATTGCCATTGCCGCTACGCTGGGTGACCGGCTGCCCCAAAGCCCGGTTCAAATCGTTAGCCGCAGTAATTTGTCTCTGCAAGGAAGCGTTCAGTTCGTTCAACGCTTGCAAAGCCGGGTTCACGTTCGCCTCAACCGTGATGTTACGCGGGACCCTGTCTATCGCCGTGCGAACATCATCGAACGCTTTCGCGTACTCGTTGACAACCGACTCCTGGTAGCCAAGCTCGATAGCCTGAGCAACAAACTCTCGACGCGCCCTTACAGTAGCTTTACGCAACTCGTCCTGGCTCGCACCCGACTCCGCCAAAGTCTCAATGTACCCCTGGTAATCACGCACAAGGCCAAGCAGGTCGGACCTGTTTTGCCTCTGCCCGACACCCTGCCCAGTCAGGTCTCCGCCTGCAATAGCTTGAGCATTAGCGAGCTTGCCAGCGTTTTCGGCTTGGTCTCTGTCCATCTCTAACAGCTCTTTACGGAGCACGGCAGCCCGCAACATGTCACCATAAGATTCTGCGACAGACAAGAAGTACATTTTGATTGCCCGGTCGGCCCCCAAACCTTGCTGGGCCGCCTGCAAGTCTTCAACTTCGAGCCTTGCTCTTTCCACGTTATCGCCAAGGTTGTCCCAGGCTTCCGCAATCCTGTCAATGTCGAAAGTTTTAGCGAAACGCAAATCAAAAGCACGAGAAAAAACGTTTTCTAGGTCGCCAGCGTAATCGGACAGCGTGCGAATCTTTTCCTGTGTTGCTTTGATTCCTCTATTGAAATTATCAAAGTTGATGTTGGCAATGCCATCACCGGCAGTGTCAATAAACCTTTGCGCTTCTGCTTCGGTTATGCCAAACTCGGATGCGACCCGGCTGATGGCTTGTCTGAGGATACTCAATGAGGGGGAAGCGTTGCCACCCACTTCTTTCGCGAGGCCGGCAAACAGCGAAGCTAGGTTAGCCACACCTTCTTCGGCGCTTTCGGATTGTTGCAGAATGGCACCGATGGCGTCCTGCATTTCTTCGCTAGAGTACAAAGCTTTTTTGCCTGTATCACCGAACGCTTCACCGAGAGCAAAGATTGCTTCTTCGGTTTCGCGGCCAAGGTTGATTGCGTCGAACATAACATCGACAAGTTCTTCAAACTGTTCCGCCAATGTTTTGACTTTCCCAGAAGCTTTATCTGCAGAAGCTCCCACACCATTCATTCCATCCATGAGGGCGTCCAGCGCCCCTTCTAGGGTGCCTTCCGTTGCGCCAAGCGCAGTAAGCTCTAAAACTCGAGCTGTTGTAATTCCAGCGGTGATGCCGAGACCCTCAATGGTGTCGTTGAATATGACTGCTTGTTTGCTGGAAAGAACTCCGGCTGCTTCCATGACAAGCATAGCTTGTGCCAAGTTTATGATTTGCTGTTCGGCGTCAGGGGTGCCAGCTATAACTGCCGCAATAACCCCTTGTATGGCGCCCGTGGCAGCGCCAGCGTCAGGCCCCAGGTCAGCGAACTCTTCCCCAAGTTTTCTGAACGAATCAGTTGTTTTCTTGTTAGCGTTAGCCAAACCAAAAATGTCTTCCATCAAAATCTTTACAGAAGCGTCAGTAAGGTCAATATAAGTTTTCGCGTCTTGTTGGCCCTCGTTGGCAAACGTAAGAGCTTCGGTGGCTTGTTTGTCTAAAGCGATACTGTCTGCTTGGGTCCTCAAATGCCCGAGAAGGGACTCTTCGTATTCTTCCGCCATTTCTTTGCGAGCGTGGATGGCTCTTGTTGCCGCAGCATACTCCGGGCCGGTGTCCCCATGCGTTACAAGTATTTCTTGCCTTCTGGCTTTTAGTTCTTCTATGCCCGCGTCTAACTGTGCACTTATCGCGTCAGTAAGCGGGGAGCTTTCGCCCTCAATGTTTGCGGCAATAAGTTCACTGACCGTGACCCCCGCTTTATTCATAGCGTCTTGGAAAGCGGCGTCAGAAAACAGGTCAACAATATCTTCGTCTTTGAGGAGCTGATTTTTGAAATATGCGACAGTGTTCTCGTCTATGACCCTTGTTTGCTTTTCGAGTGCGGCCGTACCGTCCTCGGTGGACGCTGTCATCTGTTCGTCAGAATGAACAAAATCGCCCGCTATGTTGACGCTATCCTTTATGGCGTCGTTTTTGTTTTCTATGGTTCTGGTGTAAACCCTAAGAGCGTCACTACCATCTTTCATCTTCCCAGTGTTCTTATCGAACGCCGCAGTGTCCTCATCAATCGCCGTGGAAAGCGATTCCATGTCACCGTACAAGTCCTTAAGCTTGGAACTCGTTGCGTCAGAATTTTTCCCCAACGTAGAAAGACCCCAGGAGATGAGGAGCAACACTGCGCCAATGCCCGTGCTGATAAGGAGAGCCCTGAAAGCGGCAGACAAACCAAGAACCGCAATCGTGGCAAACTTACTCTTGAAAGCGAGACCATCTATAGCCTTATTGTTAATCATCACTTTGGCGGCTGCACCAATCGAATCAAACCCAAGCTTCTGCAACGCGAACCTAATTGCAAGAATTGATGCGGCGGCTCCGGCCACTGCCGCGAACAATGCGGTAAAAGCGGCAATAAGCAACGAGGTGATAATGATAAAACCACTGATAGCTTCGCCTATGGGATGCTGAGCCCACACCGTAAGGCCCTGTACAACTTGATTCAAGTATTTCAAGAACCCTCCAAGAGGGCCAACCGAGTCGCCAAAAGCGGCGCCCAAAGTTTGCACGTTCTGTCCTAGACGAGAAACCTGTTCGGCCGTAGTGTCGCTAATAATGCCGTACTGCTGATTGATTTTGGAGCCTCTAAGGAACTCGTCGTTACTAATCCCGATAAGCTTGGCAACCTCGTCGGAGGTTTGCGCCAAACGCAAAATAGCCGGAATGTCCCGCACGGAAGTAATGCCCAGCTCCCTTAGCGTGCGCTCTGCCCTGGGACCCTCATCGTTTATGCCTCTAAAGAAGTCCTGTAAAACCCGGCCTGGCTGGGTGCCCCAATCCGAAACAAACTCTTCGGCTGTTCTCCCCGTCAAACGGCCAAACTCGGTGACGCCTCGCCCGCCTTCGACAGCGGACTTTCCAATGTTGCTAAACAGGCGTGTGACGTTACCGCGTGCAAGCTCTGGCTTGATGCCTACGGATGCCATGGCGCCAGATAGTCCAATAATCTCAGGGGCAGTGAGGCCCGCCAAGTTACCCATAGAAGCAATCTGTGTGGACACCGAAACAATTTCAGATTCCGTGGACACAGAACTGATACCTACAGCCAGAATTGCGGAACCAAGCTTCTCGAACTGGCCATCAACACCGTCAATGAGCTGATTAAGGCGCCCGAACGCGGTCGCGGCAGCATCCACTGTTAAGTCCGTGGTGGCAGCAAACTTAGCTACCGACTCAGTAAAGCTAGCGATATACTTTTCCGCAATGCCGAGCTGCCCAGCCAACGCTGCGATGTTCGTAATGTCTTCCCAAGAAATAGGGGTGCTTTCGGTAATCTCCTGGAGCTCTGCACGTAACTCTTGTGTGGAACCCACCACCAATTCGTTAGTTCTAATAACGTTTGCGAAAGCCCGTTCATACTTGATGGAAAGGGCCACAGGCGCTATGGCCACAGCGGCAAAAGCGACCGATATAAGACTAAGAGTGTTTCTTATGTCATAGAGTGCGTACCTAAGAGCCGGAAGGCTTTTGCCCGAGTCGCCGAACTCCCGGAAAGATGAAGCAAGAGTTTTCGCGCCCCCACTGGCCGTTATTGCGGCCTGGCCAATCTCGTTAATAACTCCTACCGCTTTTTTGGCGGAAGCAGCTAGTTTGGCATGACCAATAGTGATATCAATGTTCACTTCTGGGTCATTTGCCATATATATATTCTACCGCATAGCTACTTTTTCCCCTGTAAAATTTGGGGCTCCTGGGGCCGTCGTCTAGGTTCCTGGGGGCCCTTCTTCGCTTCTTGCTCCTCAAGCCACTCTTGCCTTGTTGGCATCGCACCCTGGTCCATTGTGCGGGGCTCCGCAATAAAGTACAGGCCGTGAGACTTGGTTTTCTTCTTGCCGTCTATTTCGGAAGCCTTCTCGACTGCGGCACGAGACTTAGACACTCTGCCTTTAGCGTCAAAAGTGACACGGTCGGACTCGTCCCACCAGATAGGCACGCCGTCCCGATACCAGTCCTCTAGGAGGTAGTGAGCTTTGATGAGACGGTAATCCCAAAAGGTCCACTTCTTGTGAGACGGGTCACTGAAAATAACCGCCGTCGGTGGGTGCCCTATGCTCGCGGCAGCCTTGAGGAACGTTGCCAGGAACCTGTTTTGATTCCAGGTTAGGGCTTCGCTAAAAAATCTTCGCCCGTTTCCATCACGAATAATGCGGTAGCGTCGCGGAGCTTCTCGATAGCTTTGTTGATTGCAATAGAGGCGCTCAAAGGAAACTGATTGCGTACCTGATTGATGGTACTGTAAGCGAAGTCCGTTTGTTCGTTGCCTTCAACGTCAACTATTTTTACAATGTGTTCTTGCCACAAAAAGTCGGTGAACAAGTCGTCGCGTTGAGGCGAATCTTTCTGCTCTTTCTTTTTGCCACCAGCGAGAAGTCCAGCCATAGGGTCTTCTTTTTCGTATTCGATTGGATACTTTTTCACAGCCTTGCGGTAAGTTTCTTCTCTCGAGCCCTCAGCAATGCCCACAAGGTGCACGGTAAGCCCCGAAGCAGTAATCTTTTTAGTGAGGGATTCTTTTTCTTCGTAGAGAGCCTCGATGATTTTTTTGGTTTTTTCGCTCTCCCCTTTGAGTCCAGTTTTGTTTTCTTGCTCCTCAATCTTGTCTTTCACTTCGGAGATAGCATAAATGGCGTTTTCGTCCATGTACACTGGGACCTGAGTTTCGGGGTATCCGCGACCTTTCAATACGGAAAGGATATCAAAAACGCCTGGCGCCTTTACAGCATCTACCGCTTCACGGATTTCTTCGTAATCTGATTCTGTAGACAATTTTCCTCCTGGTGGTTTGTACCACGATACTACCATGGGCAAAGAAAAACCCCCGCCGAAGCGAGGGCTTTTCCTGTCGGGTAGTTCCTATGCGACAGTAACCGCACAAGTATCAGTGGTGGCACCAGGGGAGGTAGCAGTGATTGTTGCGGTCCCGGACGCTACGGAGGTGACAACGCCAGCCGAAGAAACGGTGGCAACTGCCACGTCACTTGAGCTCCACGTTACGCCCTTGCTGTAGACACGCCCACCAAAAGTTGCGGCAAGAACGTCGAAGTCGCCAGCGTCACTGGAAAGGGTGTCGGGAGTGACAACTACATCACCGGCGCCGACGATTGCGCGAACCGCATAGTCACCCTGGGGGAGCATAGAGACCGTGTAGCGGAAAGCTTCTTCGCCAGTAACGGACTCAGCAAACCCATCAGTAATTACTTTGAGAACGTGAACCATGTTGCCGTCAGCAGCAGCCTTATTGGAAGGTTCCGTGCCATCGATACGCATAACAACGTATCCCAGCGTGCGGGGCGTGTCAATAAGGTCGTAAGTCAACGAGTAGGCGCTGTTTGCGTCATCGAAGCTCTGAGGGTAGTACATGGACATGTTGCCACCCCAGTTAGCGTAACCACGGTCTGCGGTTTTACCAAGAGCTGTGATAGCAGGGTCATCAAGTTGGTTAGAAGCTTGAAGCCCGAAGTCCAAGTCGTTCCACGAGATAGCATCCGAAATGTCAACAGAAGCGTTGATTTCAGCCGCAGTGGGGTTCTTGTAGTCCGAGAAGGCGCTAGGGATAGCCCACCAGATGCGAATGTTTCCGCTTGAAGGAACTTTTACATCAGTCATTATGAAGCCACCTCGTAGTTCCAGTTAGTGAAATCGTTGTTCAGGAAGGACTGTACCATTCGCGTATTCTCGCCGGAGCCGATAGCGTCGATACCAAAGTCAGTTTTTACGCCAACCATTTTGATTCGGTCCCCAGTCGCGAAGTCAACATCGCTGGCGCTTCCCACTCGCATGACCGCGATGTAAGCAACATCGGGGAATGCCATCAGGTTGAACGCTGCGTTGAACACTCCGGTTGCATCAATGTCCGCGTCGCGGAACATCTCAAACACAACTTCGGGGTTATACAGTGTAGGCGTAGACACGTTTCCTACGTCACAAAAAGTGACGGAATCGTCGGTGTCTGAATCGCCAAGCGTAAATGTGGTTCCGTCTTCGTTTAGGGCGCAAGTAACGTTAGTTACTAGAGCCGATGCGTTCAGCTCCGCTGCGGTGGGGGCTGTGCGGTCTGCGAAAGCCTCCGGGTAAGCGAGACAGAACTTAATGTTTGCGCGATAAACTCTAGTGTTAGTCGTCATTAGTTCTCTTTCTCAATATCGGTTTCGGTTTCCTGCTCTTGAACTACCTCTAGTTGTCTTTTCCGAAGAAAATTCAACCCGGAGCGTTGCTCATCTTTCTCGGCCACGGTGCCTGGCTGATACATTACCGGATTGTACGGTTTTGCGTCAGAACCAACGGGGACAAGAATGTCTTTATAGTTAGGGTGGGCAAGAATCCTGGGGGTCACGTCACAAATCTGACCGGACACAGTGTTTAGGGCAAGTACCATATATCTAGTTTACCATCACCTACGGGGTTATATTAGAATTTGGGTTATCCGAATTGAAACGGAAGCTGAGAGTGCCTATCCCCAAGTATAGGTGCGGCACGGCGTTCGAATCTAGGATGGGAAAAACGGACTCCCCGAGCTCCGGCGTCAACGATGCACCATTGGTTATTTTCCATCCGATGAGGCCATCCAAAAAGTAGTTCAAAACTTGCCTGGCTATTTTTGGGTTGGGCGCCACAGAAATAATGTCAAACTTGGAGAAGTACTCATCGTGTCGGACGCCAGCAAACGAAGTGTTTTGTTCGCTCCGGTTCAAGCCGCCCCAGCGAAGAACAACAAATGGTTTGGTTTTGTTGCTCACTCGCAAGATTGCCTCATCGTCGAGAACTTGGTCTTCTTTTATCGCAAAGTTAGGGAAAGCGGTGGCAATGTGTGTCTCAATTTCTTCTTGAATGGAAACTAAATCTATCCCGTTCATATTCTTTTCATCTCCTGAACAATGTTTTTGATGTACTGTTTTTTGAGTTTTGGTATCATCTTCTCCAGGTCAAACCTGGTGTCACGAATAGCAAACATTCCCTTAGTCATGTTGAACTCACCATTGGGGAGCATCCTCAGAACGGGTTTCCCACCCTTGACTCTTAGCGCACCACCGGCGCTGTACGCCGCCTTGAACCTGTTCTTGAATCCGCTTTCCTGGTATCTGTAATACTTGGGAACGCTAGACTTAATCCAGCCCACAAGAATCCTTGTTTTGCTTTTGAAAGCAACCGTCTTGTAGCTCACCGAGTTGTACATCTTCCCCGTGCGTCTCCTACCAGAACCCTTGTTTAGCCCAGCGGACTGTGCGGCCCTGCTAAAAGGCGTCTCGCTTTCGATAATGTACTTCTTGATGCGCTTTTCGCCAATATTACCAATTTCCTTAGCAAGGTTCTCGGTCTCTTTCATAATCAACTCAGGGAGAGCAAGAATTCTGTCGTTCACCCTTTGCTTCATCTTCTCGTTCAAACGCATTGAAAAAGACACTACGCGGGCGACTTCACATCAGCGTCGCACTCAATGGTTCTATTCCACCCGTAAGACGAATTGATTGCCGACCGGACAACAAGTATGAGGTCCTCGAGAACTGCGTCCTCGCCCCCGCTAGTGACTCTCACCTGCATACCCTTACGCACGAGCCCCAGGGTGGCGTCATAAGGAACCTGCACCATAACGCCCTGTATGGACCCCTGAGTAACCTCTAGCTGTGGTGTGGAAGAAGAGCGGACAGGCTGAATGCGTGCCTTCCCGGACCATACGATTGTTTCCGTGGTGGCCCCGTAAGTGTTCGTCGCCATATCCCAAGTCTGCTCACGAAGGTTCGTGTCAATCACTTCCACTTGAGCGTTGTACCAACCCTCGACAACGGAACGCATCTCAACCGCAATTTTATGGAAGTCGATAACCGCGTTTTTGTAGATGGCCACGCTAGTTCCACCAAGGGTAAGTGTCCGCCGTACCATCATCGTCTTCGTCAACAAACATTTTTATCATCTCAAAGTATTCGTTTGACTCATCCTGGAGCGCCTCTTCGCGCAACTGGGCGGCAAGCTTGCGTAGGGACTCGGCAATCTTATCGCCGTTTACCGTCAGGTCATCAGACGACCAAGACTTGAGAAGCATGGCCTGAGAGGTCGCAAGAGTTTCAAGACACCTGGCTGCCGCAAGCTTAGTGTTGTCGCCGTACATTGTGAGAAATGCAGCAATCTCGTCATCGCCAAAGTACATGTACGTACCTTCACCAGCATCAACACTCTCAGCTTGCGTATCCCCAATTAGTACACGAACCTTGCCTACGTCACTCGTGTAGTCTGCGGGGAAAATTCCTGTGTTAGCCATGATTCTATTTTACACCACTTAAGCAGATTTCGACCCGGAGCCAGGAAGGGGGTTAGGCTCAACGGGTCGAAATCCTACAGCAGGAGGGAAGCTGTTAGCTCCATCATAGCAAAGAAAAACCCCCCGAACCGCAATGGCCCGGGGGGAATTCTTTTTAGTGCTTAGGAGCCGGCACCTGTCGAGACGCGAAGCCCATCTTTGAACATGGGGATGGCCTGCACGATGTGACGGATACGAGTCTGTACATCGTCTTCCTCGAAGCTACCTTCACGGAAGGGGACCTCTCCGCCACCGAGGCTAAAGTGTCCGCTGTCCTTGATGGAGATAAGGGGGGTGCGAGCACCAGACAAGAATGTCTGCCAGAAGTGAGGACGGGGGAGGTTCTGAGGCATAACGAACCAGAACGCATCAGTTGTTCCGCCAGAGACAGTGTCCAGGGCGTTGAACTCGATAGGCGAGTAAGGAGAAGTAAACAAACGAGGGTCGAATGTGCTTTCCGTGTCACCTACAGTCCTAACAATTTGCTGAACAGCGAACATGTCGCGAACAGTCAAACGGAGAGCCGAGCCGTAAACCAACTTAAAGTCAGTTCCGAGTACGCGGTCGCCGTCAACGGTGTCCGTGCGAGATGCTGTCATAGCAGTATCCAGAGCGGCAAGGGACAAAGCTGGGTTTCCAGCAATTCCTTTTCCGGTGAATCCTGTTCCGATTGCGCCAGCCGTAGTGACAAACAACTTGGCCAAGGAAATATCTTCCTGGCGAGCTGCGGCACGAGCAAACGCCGTGGTCATCTCACTGATGATGTTGAAGTCACCGGTGCGGCGAAGAGTTTCAAACGACAGGCGGACGCGAACACCCTTTTTGCCTTCGAACTCTTTCTCGACCTCGCTCGTGGTGAACGGAACTGCCTGGTACTCTTCATATTCGCCTACGGAAGGAAGGCCACCTGCGATGAACTCTTCTCCACCGCCTGCGGTGATGTGAGTAGCGTCGATGTTGAAGTTACCGAACTTGATTTTCCCGAAGTTATCTTCGGTCCTTTCGTCGGCAATCTGGTCCCACACGTTTACCTCAGCGGCATACTTCGCAAGGAAGGTGACGTTGACGATGGGCTCAAGCAGGCTAGGAATGTCGCTGGACGAAATACCTTCCTGGAGAGTCAGTTTGGCACGCTTGTCACCGGCGAGCGCGGCAGTGAAAAGCTTTGCAGCTTCCATCTGACGCGACGTGGTGCGCTCTTCGATGGCCGTTACGGCCTCTTGTACTTTTACAATGCTGGGCATTAGTCAGTCACCTATTCTTAGTTGTTGATTCTGACGAGGACCGTGCCGGCGGTTCCGGCCTTGACGGCTGCGGCGCGACCAACGAAGAAGTTGTCGGTTGCAGTCGTGGTCAACGCAGTACCCCAGAGAGCCTCGCCTGCAATGTAGAGAGCGTCTCCGATTGCGGTAGCGTCTGCCGTGGTCCCACGGAATACACCAATCTGACGAATGGTGGAGTAGTGGTTCGTGTCAGCGCCAACCTTTGCGTCGGTCTCGGCAACACCGTGCAGTCCGTTAAGGTGCACGAACATGCCCGACCGGACGGCGGTGTTGACTTGGTACTCCACAGAGAAAGCATCTTTGTAGACTTCGTTCAGGGCCATTAGGCACCAACCTTAATGTTTGCGATGCTGGAAAGGGTCTCGCCTTTTCCTCCACCATTGATGATGAGAGCTTCTTCGATTGCCCTGGGGGAAGACTTTGCTTCCTCTTTGAGGTGAGCTTTCACGGAGTCAACGTAAGCCTTCTGGCTTTCGATGGCTACAGTAATGTCCACACCGGCACGAATAGACTCGTAGACAGCCTTACGAGAAATCTGGGGGAGGTCGGCAGCGACCAACGCTTCGGCAACAGCCTCAACATTAATCTCTTCCTTCTCTTCCACTTCCTCGACAGGGGCCATAGCTTCTACGACAGCGGTTGCAATGAGTTGAGGCAAAGCAGCAATCTGGTCGCTCAGTTCTTGGATTTCCATATCTGAGTATCCTTCTTCTTCATTTATTGTTGAGACTACGACTATCGGAGGCGTAGCACTTGTTTCCGAATCGAGAACTTCTTCCTCGATGGAAATTTCTTTTTCCGCAGAAATCGATACTGCGGCTTCGTAAAGCTTTGCTTCAAGCTTTGAGCCCGGGCGCCCGGCGTAAGACACCAGGTCAACTGAGTTTTGAATGTTAGCGTGGAGACTGGTGACTTCAAATTCTCCAGAGTCAGCCTCGTCGCCTTCGCCCATTGCGTAGATAGAGAGGCCCGTGTGCGGGGCCACTGCCTCAACAAACTCTTTCCAGTGGGGCATGATGTCAATTTCCCCAACAAGACCAATACCTTTTTCGTAGTAAGCGTCTTCCGCCAGCGTGCCGATTAGGTTCTTGGCAGAGCGGGATTCTTCGTCGGAGCGGGGGTGGTCCACGTAAGAGTGAGTGCCCTTGGGGAAAGCCACTGCGCCATATTTGGACAGCACCGACTCGCTATAGACACCCGTAGAGCCGCTACCCGGGGTGATGAGTACAGCTCGCCAGCGATTGCCTACCTTAGTGGGTGCGCTTGACTGCTCAATAAGAATTTTAGACATTGTGTCAATGATACCACGCACTAGCTATTGGATAGATAAACGATAGCGGATTTTAGCCTGTCTACATTATCATCAAAATTTGCAATGCCCAAATTGCAAGAGCGGCAAAGTAGCCCCCTTACTTCTTGCGTGACATGGTCGTGGTCAATGGACAAGTTTGTCGTTTCTTTTCTGCCACATATTTTACAAGAAAAGTTTTGCTCCACCAGTAATTTTTGGTAATCGACTAAAGATATTGAATACCTTCTTTCGACGGTGTAGTGGTAGCGACAAAGTTTCTTTGCATAAAAAACATCGACGCATCCTTCCATTGAGCATTGACAATCACTAAACTCTCCCGCGTTTCTTGCCGCTTGATAATGGTTTCCGCAATACCCTCTTTTCTTGAAGGCCAAATCGCAATCCTCGACAGAGCAACGCTTCGGAGCCCTGTCTCTGTTCTTCGCGAAGGCACCCGATTTCCAAAGTTTATGGTAATGAGTGGAGCAATGGCCCCGACTTACGGGTTTTCCGATGCAGTTTTCAAATAGGCACATATCACAATAATATCACGATATTCTTACCTAGGGTCGTCTTGCCTGTCCCGCATGATATTATCGCCGTCCGAAAGGTCACCATCGCCAGTTCCAGAGTTACCTTGTGAAGTTGAATTGTTGTTAGGGTTTCCGGCACCAAGTGTTTGCCCATCGTTAGCAAAGCTTGATGCGTTGTTCGGAACAAGGGCACCAACCGGCACGAGGCCGGGAGCCTCAATACCAATCTGCTCCGCGAAAGCTTCCTGCATAATCTCAGGGTCAAACAGCCCGCTCATCCACGCGGTCGCAAGGGACTGAATCGTGCGGTACGCCGGGTCAACAATAATGTTGTTGAACGTAACAGTAGGCGCTTTGACCCCCATGATTTTGAGCACACGGGTGAAGAACTCTTCCCAGCTACCCTGGCGCGTGTACGCGGCACTCAACGTGGGCTGGTCAATAACTTGAGAACCGCCCCCACCAGTGTCTTCGCTTCCAGCCAGTAACGCTTTCACCCCGACCTCAAGAGAAGTTGCGGTCATCGCGGCCAAAGGCATACCGGTCGCAAGGTCCACCGCGTTCGTCCTCGGCATAGAAGAAAGCTCAATCCCTGCACCCGTTACCGCCGTCGCAGCAACATCTTTGTTCTTTGTCAGCTTCGCAGAAATGTTTTTCCCACCCTTAGTGCTCTTGGTGGTCACCTGCCAAGCAATAGAAGCCAAAGCTTTCAGCATCTTCGAACCATCTTTGAGGTACTCCGAATACGCCCAAGCCCAAGGAAGTGCTGGCAAAGAATCGGGGACACCCCAAAGCTGCCCCGTGTCATCATTAGCTTTTATGTCAATAACAAAAGAGTTTCGTTGCACCGGAATACCCTGAATCATTGATACAGGTTTTTCAACATGGTCAACGGGATACCACGCCTTAGTCAGCGTATAAAGAATGCCAGTAGCAGCACTACTGTCCACAACCCCCTTTTGGTACTCGCGTTCGTAATAACGAATTGTTTCAGGGTCATCCGGGTCCGTAGCGAAACCAGATATTTCCGCAAGAGGAATTCGGCTAAAAAGTTTAGTGGTCTTATTGTAAACAACAAAAAAGTTTCCGTCAGTGAATAGAGCCTTCTCGTTTTTCTTGCAAGCATCTTTGCTAAACAAAACTTTACGGTTCACTGGGTTATCAATAATTGCCTGGTGCCGGGGCGCTAACGGTTCCCCATCGGAAGCCATCTTAAAGCCACGACCAAACACATAGCCCGCACGAAGGGCCGCCCCCCGCTTGAGCAAAGAGTTAGAAGTCGTCTGTTTTCGTGCACTCGCGGAAGCCTTTTTTATGTCAACAAGCAACATGCCGCTCTGAGCGTACTGGTTTAGCGGAGTCCAACCTTGGTCTTCAAAAGCCAAAGTCGCTCTCGCCATGGCCGCATAAGTCTCAGTGAGTAACGTATTGTCCTCAGAAAGCTTATCAATCTGCTCCAAAAGAGCCTGAGAATCCTTCGAAGTGCCCATAAAAGTGTCTAAAATACCCATGGAGCTATCTTACCAGTAGTTATGGGCTACCAGTAAGTGTCAGTGTAGAAAGCGTGCTCCTCTTCGGAATCATCCGTACCCACAACGTCCCCCGGAGAAACACCATAATCGACATGGCTAATGGTGGCCAGAATTGCGGCATCCAAAGAGTCAGGCGAAGCAATGCCCGCCTTTTTCATATCATCCTTACTTGTCATAAGAATGGCGCCACTAGCATTGAACTTGTACGTTTGCGTAATCATCTCCTCACGCAAACCCTTATCCTCAAAGTCTAGGTCAATGCTCCCGTTTGTAACGAGTTCTCGGAACGTGTCGTAATGCCACGCACGAGCGTTCGCCCAACGAGCCGTATCAGGCGAAGAGTTTGACCCATTAATAGAACCAACAGAATAAACGGCGTTATCAAACTCATCCAAACGCAAAAGAGCATCGACGACACCACCACCCACACCATTGACGTCCACGTTGAGGATTCCGGCCATGAGTCTTTGCGTGTGTCCATGAGCTCTCCTAGCTGTTTCAATAGTGTCCAGTTTAGACCACCTATCAATAATTCTTAGCCGGCCACCCTGGTTGCAATACAGTACGTTCTCGTCCGCACCATAACGCGCCACGTCCAAGCCCAACGTAATACTCTCATCCCCATCCTCCGGTATATCCGTATCCACACCAGTATCAATCGCTTTCTGCGAAAAGAATGTGTTGTCGGCCTCATCGGGGAACTCCCCAAGCACCTTCGACTTGTACCGTGCGGACTCAATACCCCAAGCCCTTTTCTTGTGCTCCACCCACTCCACACTTGTAAGCCCATCAAGCATCGCTTGTTGCTTCTCCGGGTCCTCGTACACAATTTCCCCGGTGAATGTGGGGAGGTCATGCACCCCAATAGTTTGCCGGTTCCAGTCCTGCATCAAGTTCGGGTCAGTGAAAATCTTGTGGAACTCGGTGCCACGATTGTCCGGGTTACCAATAACCAGAATTCCCGAATTGGCACCAGTGGCTACCGCCTCCGAAGCCGTAAACATTGCTGCCGGCAAACCGCCACCCTCATCCAAAAAAACTTTCGTGTTCTTCTTACGTGTCCCCTGGAACGAGTTTACAATGTCTTGGTCAGGTGGTCGCTTCCCGAACACAAGGAACTCAGCGCCCTCTGGTCCGTCTAGCTTCCACGCCAGCGTCTCGGTAATGCGACCGGGGAGCTCGAGCCCGCGAGCTTTGGCCATACCCTTATTGACTTTGAGATAGGCGAAGATAACTTTCTCCACCTGGGACATGGTGGGCGCCGACACTATGCACAACGTGTCAGCCGGGACACTCGTGGCCACCGTCCACGTAATAAGGTCTGCCACGACCGCAGACTTCCCACAACCGTTAGCGGACTTGACCGCTGTGCGAGTGTTGTCCATAAAGCTCTGGGCCACCTCGGTCTGCTTCGAGTACCACCTCTTGCCGAGCACGTCCCACAGCCACGCGGCCGGGTCATCCTGGTACAAACGCAAACGGGACTTGTGGCGCATTTCCTTCATGGCCTCATCAAGCACTTGCTCAAAGTAGGTTGGCATCAAGAATCTTCCTAGCCCTTTTCAGTCCCTCTTCTACCAAATCGTCAATGTCCCCATCCTCGGGCACCCCGTCAAAAGCTCTGAACCCCACGATAATGTATTGCAGGGCCGAATCAAAGGCTTCTGCGAAAATTTTTGCGTGAGCGGTCGTTATCCGGTTGATATCATCATCAACAAGTTTCCTTCGAGAATCCAACCTCTCACTCATAAGCTTCAACGACCTCAGCACCACGTTCGCCACGGCAGCAAAACCGTTAGGGTCCTCTACCTGGTCAAGCATATCGTTGGCTTTATCCTTGAGTGACACTGCCTCCATCAGAAGCAAACGTTCCTCTTGGCGGTCCGTCAACCAGTCTTTACTGTCCAGCAAATACGTAATACGTTCCGCGACATACCCGGGCTCCAGTCCGGTGAGCTCCGCAATTTCCATCGGCGACTTCCGTGCGTGACTCAGTAGCTTTTTATCGAGCGAGCTTTTTTCCACTTCCATGCAAAGAGTCTACCATTGTGCTACAGTACGTATGAGGCAATAGCTCAACGGCAGAGCATCACATCCTCGATGGTGTGAATAGATTTCGGTTCGACTCCGTGTGCTTTGCTAGCCCCGGCACCGTCCCTGTAGTCCTTCCCGGAGCACCGGTCAAACGGACCGGGCAGGTTTTGTTTTTAGGGAATGGACGGTTTCGACGGCAGGATAATCCCTCACCGTTTGCTTGGCGGTGGGGGTTTTCCCATGTCCGGGGGTGCTACACTTGTGTTACTAACACCTGCCCCTCTTCCCTTAATGGGTACGGGCAGGTTTTCTTTTTAGGGAATGGACGGTTTCGACGGCAAGATAATCCCGCACGCGGGGTCAGGCCGGACTGTCACTTAGGTGGCTGGTCGTAAAGCTCAATAATCTCTTTTGCCCACGCCACAGCATCCTCGACTCTTATTCCCGTTGGCTGAGGCTTGACCCAAAGTTCCAGATTTTCTATCCGGTTGTCATCTTTAACGCCATTAATGTGATGCACATTCTCTGTCTTTGTCAATTCTCTGCCCAAGTAATCCTCCATGACAAGAACGTGGTGAAACTTGTACTTTGATTTGTTGCCATCCGCAAAGGGAATCCTGACCATTAGGTAGCCTCTTGCGTGACTGATTTGCCCGCCTTTCCAGTTTGGGTTCTTGTCCCAAGCGCGCGAAAAGCAATCATTGCAAGCTTGTGATTTTCTTTGCTTGAGACGACCGCATACTACGCAGGGAGTTTTTAGGGACTCTTTCCTGCATTCCGGACATTTAGAATGTCGGCTGCTGGGCTTGTATTTCTGGAGGCACTCTAAGCAGGTTCTTTCCACATAAGGCATAGTTTCATTCTACCACCCTCCACGCGCCGAGTTCGACTCTCCACATTTCCACTAGGTTCCTGTACCCGATAAAGTTAGCTGTGGACGAAACGTGCCAATACCGTACCAATTTTGGTACGTTTGTGACACTTATGTCACATATGTACCCAACTAGGTACAAATATAGCTTTATTGCTATACAACAGGAATATAGCTTTATTGCTATACAACACGTTCGGGTAATTGCCTTGTTCCGCTGTCAGCCGAACACGCTCATTTGCCGAACCATCAACTCTCAGTTTGTAGTTGACTCACTCCCCTAGCGGCGCGCCCCAAATTGTGGTAGCTTGGCGCCATGAACACTAAACAAGAAGCAGTAAACGACGCCTGGGCTCTCTACGAAGAAAGCCTGGACCTGATGACCGTAGCCCTCTACAGAACCCTCGAGCACCCGCACGACAGCGTCGCAGAAACCGTACTTAGAAACTGTCGCGACTTGACACACCATTATCTATCGGTCGCCGTGGAAGCCTTTGGGGCACTACACGAAGAAAACGCCCTCATCTCCGAGTACAAGAAAATCAACCAAGAGGTCCTCGCCTGGGAAGCAGAAGTACGCGGCTACGGGCTCTCCGAAGCCCAAGAAGGCTACTACCAGACAGCGCTCAAAAACAGGGATAGCGCCATGGAAGCATTGCGAGTCCTCTTGGGCATTACGCGCCTAGTCGAAATTGTGTACGCCGAAGAAAAAACACAAGTCAGCAAAGTGCCCGCCTGATGGTAACTAAAACGCACCAAGAGCTCGAACACACTCTCGCCGTCGCGGTGAGCCACGAAGCGGTCTGCTTGGAGAACTGCAACAAGTACGGTTTCGCGCCACCCTTCATCACAATCTACGGCAAAGCAGTACGCGACCGCCAAGAAGCCCAACAACACATAAACGAACACCAACGTGTAAAAAAAATGGCCAAAAGTTTACACGTCTAACCCATGTGTAAACGGTATGGACATATCCCGACTTCACGCAATGTCGGCTTATCCCCGCATTACCCACAGTTTCGGGGTTAGTGTCGACGAAGGCGGACATTAGCAATCATCCGCACAACACCGCTGCAATCGTCCGGCAACTGTTCGGAAAACCCGAACTGTTACTACCGGGCAAGCTTACTAACAGTTCGCTAAAAAAAACTAAAAACTTGAAAAGTATCCACTGGAGATACAAACCAAGCACCCAAAAAACCAAGGAGGAACCATGAGCAAAAGACACGACAATGCAATCCCCGATGCCTGGTACGAAGGGCGCGATGTAGGTCACAGAGAAGGCTACCAAGACGGACGGTCAGACGGCGACAACCACGAAATGGGATACCAGGCGGGCTACGAAATTGGCTACCAATCGGGGTTATCGCAAATAGACGGCTACCAAAAAGGATACGCGCAACACGCAGCAGACGCCGAAGAAGCAGAACAAATGCAGCAGAAAAAAGACTTTGCGGCGCTAAATCTGAAAAAGAAAAAAAAGAACGACTGACAGGGGAAATTATGAACACTGCAAAAATTATTGTTGGCAACGCCAGCGACACGCTGAAAACCTTACCGGCTGGAACCGCGAGAACGTGTGTGACTTCGCCGCCTTATTGGGGTTTGCGGGATTACGGTCAGGAGGCGCAGCTTGGTTTGGAGGATTCCCCTGAAGCGTTTATTGAGAATTTGTGCCTAGTGTTCGATGAGGTGTGGCGGGTGCTGGCAGATGATGGGACTTGCTGGGTGAATCTTGGGGACACTTACGGGAAAACTGCTCAAGGCGAGGTGAAGGTAAAGGACTTGGTGGGTATTCCTTGGATGTTTGCGTTTGCTATGCGGGCGCGTGGCTGGTACTTGAGGCAGGACATTATCTGGGCGAAACCTAACCCTATGCCGGAGAGCGTGAAAGACCGTTGTACAAAATCGCACGAATACATTTTCTTGTTTAGCAAACAAACCAGCTACTACTACGACCATGAGGCAATCAAAGAACCTGCAGTTGCTCAAACCCACCACGATGCTACCGGCACCTCATACCACGCGCCCGGTCAGACAAAACAAACAGGCAACAGGGGGAAGGAAATATCAGGGCCATTCACCCGCAACAGGCGTTCTGTTTGGTCTGTAAATGTGGCGGCATACAAAAGCGCCCACTTTGCCACCTACCCACCGGCGCTTATCCTGCCCTGTATCCTGGCGGGTTCTGCCCCTGGCGATACTGTGCTGGACCCATTCAGCGGGTCAGGCACAACAGGTGAAGTTGCCTTGCTAAATGACCGCAACTACCTGGGAGTAGAACTAAACCCTGAATATGCGTTGCTTAGCGAGAAGCGCATTACTGAGGCTGCTGGAATGTTTGGCACCGTTGAAGTCAAACAATTTCCTATTTCCAAAAACCAAAAACAGATTCTAAATTAGCGCGACAGGGCCGTACACCGGACATGGCCGTTCGGGGTTCCGGGAATTGTTTGGGCTTGGGGCGTGTTTGTCAAGTTTGACTTTTGGGGCTTTATGGTGTATCGGGCGCGTGGGGGCGCGTTCCGCTTTTGGGCCGATGGGGTTGTGTGGCGGCTGGGGCCGGGTATTGTAGCGTAGTTTCGGGCGCCCGCTTACCACCCTATGAAACTCACCTGGGATGGAGTGGACTTTTATCTCAAGGTGTGCGAGGATGGGCCTAGGCCGCACCGCGCGGCACTCACCACGAAAGGAAACACAATGAACGTCTACACAGTCACAGTCCCGGGCCAGTCGCCCGGCGGCATCAACTACCGCCACAAGTTCGCCGGCGATAAGGCTAGCGCCAAGCGCCACGCCCGCTGGCAAGTAATGATGGGCCACTTGCCCGCCGTGACACTGTCAACCGGCCGCCACGCCACGCCCCGCCCCGTGTGGGGTATCCGTCTCGCCGTGCGTCACTTCATGTCTGGGCACAACGCATGAGCCCCCGCTATGTCCACCCGGATACGCTGGCAATTGCGAAGCTGGTGGCCCGGGCGACTCATATCCCGCTAGCTGAGGCCATAGAAGACCAACTGGAGCTTTTCGAAAATGAAGGGGTATCAAAATGAGCACGAAGGAAAGCAGTGTGTACTTTTGGAACACGGGCGACGTTGGACGTATGGCGGGCGACTGTGGCAACCACTGGTTCGAACCGGCAAGCCTAAGATTCTTTGGTAGCCGCGTGAGTTCCACCGTGTATGGTGGCCGCTATTTTGTTTCGAGTGAGCAGGGCGGGCGCGACATATGGGGCGGGGAACGCCGCTACAGTGTGCGTGAGGTGACCTACCTTGACGGCCAC